TTATAGGTTCATAAAAAGACTTATATAATACAAATGATTCTTTCATAATTCACAACTTTAAAATTCACAACTAAAGAAAAAAAGGGGAAGGCGTTGTGAGACCTTTTACATCCATGCCTGAATAACCCTTTGCAAATATAACTTATTAAAATTTAAAAAAAATTATTCTATAATTTCTAAATTATTATTTTCATCCATTTCAACAATCCATGCTTTAGAAAAATCTTTGTCGCTAAATAATTCAGATAAGCCACCTATTTGGCATAACCTTAAAACTTCATCAGCATCCATTCCTAAATTTTTAGCTATTTTTTCATCACTCCAGTTACGTTTTTTTAAATCAATAACAATATCACTCATTGCATCTATTTTATGCTTTCCTCTAGCTCTATTGTGTCTAATAGTAGATGCTACTCTGTCATTTATTTGAGTTCTATCTTCGTTTATTGTAACTACTGGTAAATACCCATGCACCCTACTTTGTATTTCTTCACACTCTTTACCAACTCTATTTCTATGAAATCCATCTATAACTTCCCTTGTTATATTATCATCATTTAACATAGATACAATTGGTTGAGTATATCCATCTGCCGAAATACTTAATCTTAATAATTCCATTTCAGGTGGTGCAACTGAATTTGGATTATAATCATTTGCTGCAACTAAATTGTTTTTAACCCATAAAACACAATCTACTGGTTCTGTTTTCATTGGACTAATAGAATGTAAAAACAATTTTACATTATTAATTATTGCTACTTTTTCATCTGTTGTTAATGATTCAAAACCATTAAACAATTCTTTAATTTTGTCTATCATAAGTTGAATTTATTTGTTTCTCGTTGTTCTTTTTTTAACTTTAAATACTTTTCATACGCTTTTGTTTTATGTTGCGTAAAACCTAAACCTTTGCACCAAAAATCATTTCTTAATAGAGATTTACAAACCCTTCGCCAACTTGGTGCAAGTTTTTGGCTTTCTAATATGCTTGGTGCTTGGTCAGGCAAACCTTCTTTATAACCTCTCTCTTTCCACCATTTGTCAAAAACATATATTTTGTTCTTATAATGTTCTGATGTCTTTTCAGGCAATGTATTTAGTATTAGTTCTGAAAATGATTTCCATGTATGGTTTTGTGGTCTTGTAATTTTACCATATCCGTTAATATTTCCAGTATCTTGAACATACAATGCACCACTATTTGCACCATTTACCCTAGCTACTACTTTTGCCCATGTTTCAGGCTCAATAAGATGAAATAACCATAACCCACGTCTTTGGTCATCTCCATAAGGTTGGCAAATTCTTTGAAGTGAAATAGATAAACCTGCTTTGTGCATTAAGTCATACAAATGATTATGCCTTTTATCTTTAAATTTACCATGATAAACCCAAATATCTTCAACACTCCAATCATAAATAGGATAAACATTAAAAACATTATGAGTAACTAATGTAGTAAATTGCTTATTCATAAAAGTTATTTTACTTTTAGATGCAATGGTTCTAAATCTATTAAGACTTTCATCAGCCCTAATACCAACTAAACAAGCTGTTTTCTTTCCTTCCGAATACCATTCTCCAAATTCAGGTACAAATTCCTCAAACTCCATTCCTACTTTGAAAAAAGGGAAGTAATCAATATCTGTTATTGAGTTTTTAGGTTGTTCTCTAATCCAATCTAATTTTTTATCTGCATCCCAACATAACCAAAATGGTTCAAATACACTAACTGCATTCCTTAAATGAATAGGTAAACAAACCCAATATAAATCAATGTAATCTTTATACATTTCAATACATTTGGTCATATGTTCAATAGTTAATTTATATTGACCTTCTAAATCAACAATCATTATAGCAATTTTTCTATTTCTTTTTATAGCTTCATCCATAACCATATGAAGCATAACTGTACTATCTTTTCCACCGCTAAAAGATAAATAAACCTTTTCAAAATTATCAAATGTAAAGTTTATCCTTTTAATAGCCTCTTCATAAACATTCGTTTCTAATCTAATTTTAGGCATAATTGTAATTTATTAACTTGTTTTTGTTCCCACTTATTTATTACTTCTTGTGCTAGTTTATCTGCAATATCTCTATTACTCTTACTAACTAAACTCCATGCTTGCATTGTCAAAGTAGAAGGTACTCCACCATATATACAACACGCTGCTTGTCCTATATACGCAATTCTATTTATTGACATATTAGATAAATTATGTTCGCATGAATAAACCCATTCATTTGTTACTTTTTCCATAAAAGTTTTAGTAAGTTCATTATTGCTAAACATTTCAACTGATTTATTTATTAATTCATCTTTATTTTTTCCACCTATGTTATCATAAAAACCTGCTTTATAATCTTCCCATAAGTCAAATGGATGCCATATTTGAGATATCATACAGAATATTGATTTAGTAGTTTTTTTGATGTCTTTTTAAGGTCTAATGAGTATTCAACAAATGAGCAATTATTCCCAAATATTGAAAGTTTATTCACTCGTTCTTTTTTGATTGAGAATCCCAGTGCAATGATGTCAGCTATTCGCTGTGGTAACTTCGTGCAATACCCAAATTGCTTTTGCGTTGCTTGAATTGATGTGATTTTGTTTCCTGCTATCAAGTAGCAGATGATTGCTTCGGTTTGTGTTTTTGGTTTTTTCATGTGTTTATTGGTTTGGTTTTTTAAAATAAATTTAATTGTTGTTTTGGTCTTGTGCAAGTTACTTCTGAAACTATTGATATGTTTTCCTTTAATAATGGTAAATAATAAGTATTGTCTTCTTTATAACTATGACAATATTTGCAAGGCTTTATATTTAAAACAGAATGACCACTACATAATACACTACCAATTTTTCTATCTTTATATAACTCGCATGGTTTTATGTAAACTCCTAAATCAAATTCCGAAATTTCAGTTATCATTTTATTTATTTAGGTTTTTTAAAACATATTGTAATTCACTTAGACATTTGTTGCCGAAATTTCGGATTCTCAAAAGGTCTCTATCGGTTAATTGCTCTAAGTCTTTTAAGGTGTAGATTTTATTATCAAGTAAGCAGTTCTTAGTTCGTACCGATAAATCCATGTCTTTTATGTAGACTTGTTTTTCGGGTTCTTTTTTCTCATTCTTTTCTTCGTTGTGCTTTAATAAGCCTGCAAAAAGATTCTTTTCATGATACCTAAGCAGTCCTAATGCTTCAAGTGGTGTAACTTCATCAGTCCATTTAATAGAGGTCTGTAACCCATTGTATTCTATTGTTATTGTTTTCATTTTATTTTGTATTTGGTTTTAATTGTGTTTAATTCTTCTATTGTCCATTTCTTTGTGCGTGTTTCATTCGCTAATTCTTCAAGTGCGATAACCTGGTCTAATCCTATTTTTTTAACAAGTCTTTCACGATAGTTTAATTCGTTGCCATTTAGAAATACGTTACATTTACTGCACGATTTCCAAGTGTTTAACTCATGGAATATAACTCCGCTGAATGTTTCTGCTTTCTTAAAATGTGAAGCGTGCCACATACTCGCCTTAGTTGTTCCACATGATATACAAGGTAAGTCTTTGTCCCTTTCTCTTATCCATTTTTGGAATATTACTTTGACCTTATTTACCTTTTGGCTGTACGTTTCAAGTTTCTCTTTTGCTTCACTTTTTAACTGCGAATTAACTCTTTTATAATTGACTTTAGCAGGCTTCAACTTACCCAACTCAATAGCACACTTGATACTGCATACCTTGTTTAAGCTATTGAATTGAGTAAATTCTTTTTTGCAAAACTTGCACTTAGCCATAAATAGTTTTTAAATAGTTTCTCATATCAATTACTCTACTTTGCATAAATTTTAATGTTTCATCATGCGCTGTAAATTCTCTTATGAAGATTCTATCTTCTATTGGTATAGGTACAAATCTATTGATTAACTTATCTGTAAATTCATCGCCACCAAGTCCCTCATCTGAAATTATCTGCATAAAATTATCTTCTGTAAATACCATTTCAGATATAATTTGTACTTTTCTCCATTCAGGTGTGTCAAAATCTTGCCATTTATAATCTTCTCTATGTAAAGTATCAAGTATCATTGAAAGAGGTGCATCTGATAAAATGTGAATCAATTTAAAGTTTGAACGATTGTATAAGTTCATGTATGCTCTACCTTGAAATACATAATCTTGGTTAATTTCATGTTTTGCATCATCAAACGTAAACAAGTCCCATGCATTTTTAACATCAATTATAGTATCTGTTGATTCATCGTCAATATCACACTCGCCAGTGAAGAAATAATTAGTAATTCTTACCTCATTCTTTTTAAAGTCTCTTTGAAGATAGTCTGAAAGTTCTTTTATGCTGCTTTCTTCGACTTTTGTTCCCTTATCGGTGTATTTACTTGTAAATGATTTTACCCTTCCATATTTATGCTCTAAATAGATTTTGCGGGCTAACTTCTCGCCAGTCTTACCAAGTCCTTTTGGTTTGCATATTTCGCCACTTTGCGAGGCTCTTACAATTATTTCATCTATGTTTACCATGCTTTTATTTTTTAATGTATTTTACTCTAACAGCATCTACCACTTGACCAAATGCGCTAACTGGTACAACATGAAGTGTAATTGATTGCCCTATCCATTGTTCAGTGTATGGTGTATTTAATGATTTGGTGATTAGCTTCATGTTTTCTTTGTTTAGTATAAGAGGTTTTTTTGCACCTTTAAACATCATTAAAACACATGATTTTGTTTCTAATTTTTTACCATTAAATAATTCTACATTTTCGGATGTGATTGATTCAATAGTGACTTGTAATTCTTGATTTGGTTGAAAATCGTGACTGCCGATAAATCTATTATCAACAAGTTTTTTCCAGTGGGTTAATTCGTTCATTGTAGTAGTTCATTAATTTGTTTAATTGTTTGTTTGTATTGGGTTTCATTGTGTTTGATTTGGGCTTCGCAATTCGTGATTTGAGTTAGAAACAATCTACTACTTTGTGTATCTTGCACTTGACTCCATTTCTCCTGCAAGTATATAATCTGTTCTTTGTAATCCCTAATTAAATTCAAAATTTGTCTTAAATTAGTGGTTAAATCATTGATTAATTGATAGTTCATTTTAGTTCTTTTAGTAATTGGTTAAATAATTCGGTTGCTTCTTTTGTTGATGAGCGATACTGGACTATTCCTACACCGCCTTTCTTGTAAAGTATGATTCTATACTGGGCATTATGAAGGTCTCTTTCCATAACTACGGATTCGGTCTTCCCTGACTTATAATCTAATCGCTTGTGGGTTGGCTTTTCTCTACTCATAATTCAAACCTCCTTTGTTCGTTAGTGCGGTATATTCAATCTGCAATTTAGCGACTAATTCGGTTTGTTTATCCCACTCATTTAGTGCCTCTGTGCATTCTTTGTACGCTTCATCAGTTTCGTATAAGTAACGTCTATTCAATGCTGCGGTGTGGTTTCTTTGGCACTCAAATAATCTGTTTTTTTGTCTCTGTAATTCTCGGTATTCTATGCTTATTTCTCTCATATTATTTTAGTTATTAAAGGGAATGTTTCGACTTTAAATTCGTTGATTCTTTCTTGGGTTTCTTCCATTAATGTTTCTAAGTACTTTCTCGCATCGCTTTCTTTTACAAATAAAGTTCTGTCAATTACATCAGCCCTTCCGTTATGGTGGCTGTGACATACTTCAAATAGCTTCTTTTCGTATAAGTACTGCAATCTGAAACCATTAGCACCTATTGAGGTCTGCTCTATTGTTGTTATGTGTCGTGGTCTGCCCATTATGGTTCTATTATTAAAGGTTGTCCACCCATGTTTAAATATGCTTGACAAATTTCTTCTAAACTCATATCATTCAAATCATACATTACTGGTATTTCTTTATGTTCAGGTACTCCAAAATCGCAGGTATCAATTAGTGCGGTGTCTTTGTACTCGCTAACCATTGTCAAAACTTCATCATAGTTCAATATTGAATTGAATACAAAATTAGATTGCTTAGGTGTGTATTGTACCTCGATTATATGTCCAAGTGTATCGTGTATTGTGCTTACTGCATATTCAACCTCAAATCCATAAGTTCGGCTAATATCTATTGCTGCTAACAACTTGTCAAAATCTGACTTGTCAAGTTTTAACTCAAAATTATGTCTCCACATCTTGCGGATGAACCAATCCATTTTGTCGGGGCTGTGCTTCAATAGACTTGCGTAAATATCTGAATACATTTTACGTGCGGTTTCAACCTCATACAATACGATTATCATGTCTGTTGCTATATTAAATAGTGAACGATAATTTGGTGTGGTAAATGTTTCTTCGCTGTCTAATTGCTCTTGAAAGTTGCGGATTAAACATTCTTTAGTAGTTTGGTGTGGTGTTGTCATTTGATTATGGTTTAAAGTGGTTTATTTGATAAAATTAAATATAAATCTTCAAGTTGTTTTTGTGTTTGTATGTGTAATAATTCTATAGATTGGCACTCTAAATTATTTTTATTCGTAATGTATAAAATATCTAATTTAACCTTTATTTCATTATCTTCTAACAAAACATATATTTCAAATTCTTTAGTAACTATATCATTAAAAAAAATATCAGAAGTATAAGTTAAAATTAATTTAGTATATTCCCACATAGATTCTTGAATAAATCCTTTGCTAATTAAATAATCATTCGTTATTTCCATTTTAGTTTAAGTTTAAAGTTTGGTATGAATTGATTTGATTTAATTTGATTGTTAACTCTTTTAGCAGCCTGTTAGCTTGATATACTTTGCAAAATGTATTATCATCTATTGCAATGTTTCGCAGCCTTTGCACCCTCTCATAACGTGCAAGGATAGTGTTTGATTTTGATTTGTTCTGCATGGTCGTTACTTGTTCGCCATACATCATTCGTTTTAGTAGTTTTTCCATTTGTTTAGTGTTCGATTAATTGGGTTAATTTGATTTCTTGTGTTAATGGTTCAGTATAGTTAGCGTGCTTTTTAAAGTAGCTAAGGAAACTATCTGTTGTCAACTTGGGGCTATTGTTTACTGCCCACCTTTGAATAGTTCGCTCATTGCAGCCTAAATCTATACTTAACTTGATTCGTAAGTTGTAGTCTGTGGCTAATTGGTCTCGGTTCTTTTTTGTCATTTCTGTTCTTGTCATTATTAATGCAGTTGGTTGGATGCTGCTCCCCTTTTGATTATTTAGTTAAATTTTCAAATGTTACACAATCTTTTTTAATATCATCCCAAACCATTCTACTACCATTACCATCAATAGATAATGATGCGAAAACTGTATCTCCATGTTTGTATATTGGTTGAACTAATTCTTGCTCACTCCAATATGCTTTTTGTTGCACATAAGATTTTAAAGATGATAATCTTTTTTTGTAAATCATTCCACTATTTTTTTCTAAAGTAGTTGCTGTATTACCTTTTATTTCAGTAATTACATTTACTCCAAAAGCATTTGAAAATGTTACTTCTTGTCCGATTTGAAAATTTGTAGTTGTCATATTTGTTTCGTTTATCTGAGTTCAAATGTCGGAGTATTATACGACATTACAAAACATTCATTAAAAATAAATCATAACTTGCTATAAATCAAGCTAATATTTTTTAGCATAAACGTAAAAAAAGCCCCAAAATCTTACTTTTAAGGCTATTCAGTTATTCGGAAATCCCGAACTACTTAACTTAATTTCTCTATTTTCTTGATGATAACATATCGAATAACTAATACTAACAAGATTAAGTAAGGCAGCCAATAGTACTCTACCCACCATCTATTCTTAGGTTTTACCATTGGAATCTTCACATGGACCAACTTAGTCTTATAAATAGTATCTGATTTGCACTCACCTTGAATGAATATCTTTTCGCCCACTTTTTTGTACCTTATTTCAAGTCTATCTTTAATTACAATAAATGAATCTAATTTTGCATTAAAGAATGTATCAATTTGTATTGCCTTAACTACTATTGTATCATGTACTATTATCGAATATGGAATACTATCTGTGGTGCAAAATTTCTCTAAGGCTCGTTTCTTAGTGTATAAGCAGCTACTAAAAATTAAAGTCAAGCAAAGTATTGTAATTAGTTTTTTCATGCAGCAAATGTACGTTAAAACATAATTATTTACGGCAATGAGTTATGAGTTATAAGAGGGTAATAATAAATGTTACTACCCCTACCCCTAAGAGATAGTAACCTTATTACCTTACTTACGTATAATTGAGAATTGAGAATTAAGTTTTGGCTCAAAAAGGATAATGTTACATCCATGCTTTTGATTTAAAATATTTTTTTGTGATAGTCATAAAAGACCTTGCACATCGGCTCATACACTTATAGTTGGTCGCCTTATGTTGCGGACATAAAAAAGCCCTTAAGTGTCGGGCTTAAAGGCTTTGAGTATTGCTACCCTATTTATTCTATATGAAAAAATCTCTTTATTAGTAAGCCCGACACTTACAACACTTCAAAAGTCGGGTTTAGTTTTAACATAAAAAAATTATTTTTAAAATAAAAAAAGCCCCGATTTACTCAGGGCTCTTAACCAAATTAATGAAACGAAATCTACAAAAAACTACTATGCAAATATACTAATGTTTAACAACTAAAAAATTTTTCCATCAATTATTGATTTTTGATAAAATTTATAATCCCCATTTTGACTTAACTCTAAATATCCAAATCCATGTGTCCACATATTAATAGGCATATAAGCAGGATGCAAGTCACATAAACAACCAATCGAAAAGCATGAATAAGGATGTTCATCTAAGTTCTTTCCCATGTCTTTTGTTTCCCTATGAAAGTGTGACGTTACTGCGCTTTTGTTTAGCTTTAATCTTAATGAACGTGCAGGATTTACACCACCCGATGTTAGCCCAGTTTCGTGTCCATGAAATATTGCTAACTTACCAGCATAGATGTATTGAGTGCTATCTACTTTTATAATATTTAAATCTCGAAGTTTTAAAAGTTCATGCAGTTGTATTAATTCAATGTCGAATATCTCGGGTGCTTTCTGCATAATATACTTGTCGTATCTCAAATCATGGTTGCCATAACTCCATACTATTAATGCCTTTGGAAACATAGCCCTCAAACCTTTTAAGAATACCCTTGTGCAGTCCATCTCGTATTTGACTGACCTCTTTCTCATATCCTTTTCATGTCGGGATATGGTCGCAAAATCAATCAAATCACCATTGATTATAATAGTATCTACTTGTTGCTCTAATCCATATTCTAATGCTGCGAATACTGCATCGTCATTGTGGTAAGGTATGTGCAGGTCACTTATAATTAAAATTTTCTTGCTTGCTTTTGGAAGTGTGTACGGTTGTATTCTTTCGCTTTCTCCCTTTGGCAAATCTTTCTTTAGTGCTTCAAATTGTTTGCGAAATTCAACGTGCCTTTCTTGTTTGTTTCTAACACCATGAACACCTTTCAAAGCCCTTATGTGACTTCTCACTTCTTCAGTGTCTTTATACAAGATTTTATTCTCTGCATAAATCTTTTTTGCTAAAGTTAAATTCGCAGTATTAGGGAACTTTAACAAATACTCTTTTGCGATGTCGGATTTAATAGTTGGTTGACCTGCCATTTATAAGTGGAATAATTGTGCTTCTGCTTTTCGCCTATTAACTAAGCCTTGTAATACCTTACCGCCTCCAGTTGTATAGTGTGTTTCCCACCATTGTTTGAGGTCCTTAGACTTAGAATTAACTAATCTAAATAATGTTTCTGACTTACCACAATTCCACACGAAAGAAACTAAGGCATCAAATTGATATTGGGTTAAATCTATCTTAATATTCTTGTTAACTATCGCCTCGTATTGTGGCAATAAATCCATCAATAATTCTTCCGCTTGTTGCTGTGTAATCTTATCGCCTAACTTTATTTTAGAACCATTTTTATAAAAGGTGTTCCCATAACCAATCGTGACTAATCCAGCAGGACAAGTATATGCAGTTAGTTTACATCCTTCAAATTTCTTGATTAATCCAAGTCCTTTAAGTCCTATCTTCATTGCTTATTAAGTTAGTTAGTTCATCAATACAAGCACCGCCCACTAATATCCAAAATGCTACTTTCTCACTCCCATTTACATAAGCAGAAACCGAGATGGTCGCTAAAATTGATTTGATAGCTAATAGCCATCGTTTGACATTCTTAGGTGTAGGCTCAAAGTAGTTTCTAAGTGATAATCTTTTCATCTCAATTCCTTAAATGTTTGCTCAAATCCAAATGACTTAACTAATGAATAAGTTAACACCACAGCCATCATAGTTGCAATAAAGCTATGTAGTATTTCATCATAAGAATAACTCAAGCATACACACGCTAAACTATCAAATAATAACTCTACTAATTTAATACGATGACCACCATCATTTGGGAATGTGTTCTCTAAATATCCATGTTTATTTCGGGTAAATCTCGCATAACTCCACCACTCTGAATATCCATGTTTCTCAAACAATGAATCGAACAAAATAATACACTCGAATAATGCTCGGCAATACCCTGCAATTAAAGCGAATATTATTCCCAATATCATGTAGTCAAATTCAATCATTTCTTCAAACCCTTTTCAAAATCATCTATTGACTTGTCTAAAATCATTTTGATTATCCAATTACAAAATCTGTAAATCCAATAAATGATAGTACATATCGAAGCTATGGAAGCGAATAAAAAGTTGTGTTTCTCAAGCAAGGCAACAAAGCCAATCAATGAGACTAATATATCTAAAAATCTAAAGTGCATCTTCTTCTATAATTGGTTTGAAATCTATTTGTGGCAGCGCAATTAATTTGTCTTTAATCTCAATGAAATCTGCATCATCAATCACTGCAATATTGCATACATACTTACCATTTGAATCTAATATAAACTCTAAAATAGAACCATTCAAATAAGTTCCTTCAAGTTCTTTTTTTTGTTTTAATGTTGCTGATATTACTTTCATATTATACTCCTAATGCTGTAAATGTGTTTCTAATAAATGATACTAAAGCTGCGTTATCAATTCCACCTGAACCATGCCACGATGCACCATGATAAAATGTATCATAATTTCCTCTTACCACACTTTCATTGAACTCTGTTAATTCGGTAGTTGGACTATTTGGCAATCCTACTGAAGTTCTTGTTACAGCATTGTAAACACCATTTATTATACTATAATTTTGAGTAGTTGAATTAATCCTTTGACCTTCGCAACATACCCATCCACTTGTTACCACAGTTGTATTATTAGCACCACTATTGTCATTATTAAAGACTTGTGAAAAACTTGAATCTCTAGTAAGTGATAGCCTTGAAAGTGGTGAAGTTATACCTTGCTGTGAACCCATTGCTCTAACCAATGATGAAAACATTGGATTTTTTACGAAGTAACCATGACTTAATGAATTTAAAGTTAATTTAACTGCATTTACAGATGGGTTATAATTCAAGTTCAAATAACTTGTTCCACTTGATTTAACACCATTTATATCAAATGTTGGACTGCTAACCGGTGTAATTAAACTACCTCTTATTATACAAGTTCTTTGAGCAATACTATTGCTTAATCCTGCATAAATATTAAGCCTATCTAAT